TTGCTGCTCCAAACTCTTCTGCAATTAAAGTTGAACTGGTTGCAAGACTTGATAACAAAGTTCCAACAAGAACAGTCTTAATTAGCCCAGCAGGAAATAATAAAGCAACAACTAGAGCACCAATACCTGCAATACCTGCTTTTATCAGTAATGGAAATGTTGCAAAGAGATCTCGAAATACTTCTTTAACTTTTAGAGCTAAGTCAATAAAGCCTTCCTTTAAACTATCTGTTTTTAGTACAGGTAACTTGAATGTCTTAAAGCTTAAGTCTAAGCTTTTAATTTCACCAAAGTTTAATGATAGAGTTTTATTTTTATTAAATATATTTTTAAATACATTAATAGTATTTGTTTTAAACTTATTTAGTCCAGCACTAGCTCTTTCCCAAAGCTTATCAGATGAGTCTACAACTTCATTTACTGTATCTGTCCACCAGGAATTACCAATCACTTTGTCATAGATGTCTTTAAATACATTTATAACATCACGACCAAAAGACTTGATTCCATCTAAAGCATTTTTGAGACTTACTTTGTCTTGTATTGCTTTAAAGAATTTAGATGCATCTTGTGTAGCTTTTTCAAACACTTCTTTAATATTTATTGATGTAAATACATCTTTAAATAATTGAATTGCACCTCTTGTTATTGATATAATTGCCTTTAAAATAACTAGTATAACAACTGCTATTTGTTTGACAACAATAGAGAATGAATCAAGAATAGCTGCATTAAGACCGATAATACCTGGATAGAAGTTATCTCTTATAAGTCCGCTTATATCGTATAATTTAACGCTTACTCCAGAAATTCCTCTGATTATTTGAGTTAAGCTTGTTAAGAAGTTTTCTAAGTTACCACTCTTTACTGTAAAGAGAGTGTCTAACCGAAAGCCAAAATACCTAGATATTGTCTTAAATCCAAAGTCAATATCTTTAAATAAACTTGTTATTCTTCCACCAATTGTGTCTGTATTTCCTGCAACTGCAATTGCTAAGTCTTTAAATGCGTCTGAGTACGCTACTAAGTTTTGTCTGCTAAAGAATTTTTGAATTGTTTTTACGTCAAAGCCTGCACCAGCCCAATATTTTGGACTTAGTCGTTTAAGTCTAGAAATTGCTATTTCAATGTCACTTCTTTTAACTAACAAATCAGCAAAACTGAATTTATTAAAAGAAGATATTAATCCACCAGTCCAATCGTCAATGTCTCTAGCAGCTTCTCTAAGATCGCCTTTAAGTGTTCTTGTTAAGAATGTACCACCAAAAGTTTGAGCAAATTGATCTCCAAGACTCTTAATGATGTCTACTAATGGTCCACCAATAAGGGCAATACCACTAGTTACTTTCGTAAATGTAGTAGAGATCCTTAGCCCTAAAGCTTCTGCACCGTCAGCAGCTGATCGAATGCTTTTGCCTAGATTAAAAGTATTTGCACTTAATCTATTAGTTAATCCAAGACCCTTATCTAATTCATTTACATATATCTTTATAGAGTCATTTAAGAAAGAGGTTGATTGTGATAAACTCGGTGCAATAGCCTCAAATTCTTTTGCAATTGCTTTAGATTGATGCAGTAATGCTCTAAACACAACATCAGATGTTATTCGACCATCTTCTGCAAGTCCTCTTAATTTACCTTGTGCCACACCTAATTCATCAGCAATTGCTTGTGCAATTCTTGGTGCTTGTTCAAGGACAGAATTTAATTCTTCACCTCTGAGCGTACCAGAGGCTAAACCTTGTCCTAATTGGACAATTGCTGCATTAGCTGCTTGTGCACTACCGCCTGTAATAGCTAATGCTTCTTGTACTGTTTTAGTTACTCTAAGGATTTTCTCTGTTGGAGCATTTAAAGATTTTAATGATCTTCCAAATGAAGAGAAAATACTCACTGTTCCCTGTAAAGAACCTCTTGTTTGTTCAGCAATTTTAAATAATGCTGTTTGGGTTCTAACTAGTTCATCTGTTCTACCAGTTACAACCGCAATCCTGTTGCCAAGATCAGTAAACTCTGTTGATACATTTTTAATGTATGCTAATGAAAAAGCACCTGCAGCTAAACCGCCAAGTTGCCTAAACATACCTTTCAAAGCTTCTGAACTCTTTACAGTGCTCTTTTCAATATTTAAAAGAGATCTATTTATATCGGCAAGATTCTGTTCAGCTTTCGCTGTCCTTGCTTCTACATCTATTAGAATGCCTGACATAATAGCTCCGTTCAATTAAAAACCCCACCAAAGCAGATAATTTTATCTACTCTAGCGGGGATGGTGTTATATATTCTTCACAATTATACCACTAGGGCTAACACCCTGTTGTGCCAAGACTGTTTTTTCTATAAAATATTTTGGGGCTTGTTCTGAAGTACCTTGATTTAAAATAGAGATATACTCTACTTCGTTCTTAATGGAATTACCAGTAGAAGTCCAACCATCTCTGGCATGACCTGTATCAACTGGTGTTGCTTCCTTTAAAGCTTGTACAGTAGTATTTATAATGTTATTTTTTCGATTTGATACAAAATCGTTAAAATCGATTTTAATACCATTAATTGCTTGCTGAATTCCTTTTACTCTCATAGCGGTATATTCTCCCCACCTTTTGCTGATAATAATTTTGAGAACAAAACAGACTTCCTGAAATTATTTCCTATCATTCCTTCCTCAAATTCTTTAGGTTGAGGCGGTTGATATATTGGACCAAGAGAGTTAAATAATTGCCATGGCTTTTCTTTAACACCTTGTGTTTGCAATACCTTATAAACACGATCATCAGATCGCCATTCAACAGGTCTTCTTTCAAAATAATTCATCCATCCTAGAAGTTCTTCATAGGTCATCTTCTCAGCAAGTTCATAAATAGGAATACGCAGATGATAAGCTATCTCATATACAGATAACTCTTCATCCGCTAATATTACTTTCCCGCTTCCTGTCCTATGCCAGAAAACTTCATAATTTCATTTGATAGTTTAGACAATTCATCGAGAGGAAAGTTATTAAAGTCTTCGTCAGCCAAATCACGAGCCTCTTCAACAGATGCTCTGATAACTGTCTTTAAAATATTAAAGCCTTCGGCTTCATCCTTCTCGATACCTTTTGCTTTTTCTTGAATATTCATTACTTCAGCAACGCTGAGTTTAGCGATTTTAATATCTTCGCTCATAAATTTTACGGTCTTAGTCATCTTACGACCAACTAAGCCTTTCATACCTTCTGTAGCCATCTTATTCGCCTTTGAAATTGTTGGAATTTTGAGCTTGGAAGTCATCTAATTGCTTCCTCATAGTGTGCAGAAATGCTAGGGTTTGGAATACTTCTTGAGATTTGCTCTGATCGTCTGCAAACTCAGATACTCTCTCGAAGGTCTTTCTGATGCTGATATCAATGCTTTTACGCATATGCTTAGCCGTGGTTCTCAATACATAACCTTGGCTAAATGGTTTAATTTGATTTTGTATCATGATATCTCTTATTATAAATTAGGGCCAACTTTAACGTTGCAATTTAAGTACTCTAACAAAGTACGCCCCAATCATTAAATCCAATTAGATGGTGTAAGCACCATAAAAATCAGATTGAACAGTGATAGTAATAGTAGCAGTATTAGCGTCAGTCAACTGTGGGTTAACTAACAATGCTTCTAATTTACCAATCCAATAATATTGGCTGTTTTGAACAGTACCAACACCACCAGAAGTGGATGCAAACTTAGTTGCACCAGAACCAGTAGGTGCAGCATTCATCAGCGTAAAGCGGAAGACGTGCTGGATACCATCACCAACCATAGAACCAAGAATGTTAGTGCTTTCGTCAGCCCAATCAGAAGCAACAAAGTTCAAAGTGATTTCCATAGAAGGAGCATCAGCTTGACCTTGAATCTGTTGAGATGTCTTAGAACCGTAGACTGGAACGTTAACAACGTTAGGAGGAGTGCCCATAGAAGGGAACTCACGAACGTTTTTAATACGTGTAAAAGTATTAGTTGCTTTAGTACCACCAACAGTATCAATTTCAGTAGCGAAAACCGCTTGAAATTCTGCTGCAGTATCCATTGCGGCAAGTTGCGAAGCAGTGAAATCGGTAGTTGGCGTTGCAACCGCCAAATCCGAAAACATACCTGCGCCAATTGAGGTAATATGTGCCATGTTTTAAACTCCAAAGTAATTAAAGGGGATCGAGTAGCTAGCCCTAAATAAAGCAGGATTATCTTTGTCTAGTCCGAGTATTGCAAGAGAACTGTTTTGTAGTTGCGTTGCATTACCAGATTGTGTAGAGATTGATTTTCCAACTAAATAAGAATCTAACTTGTCTGCAATAAGAGATGTTTTTCTTGGTCCATTTCCTGCAGATGTAAATATATCTATAATAAGTACACCAGATATAGACGTTAAGTTTATACCGTTTCCACTAGGAATTACTGAAGCTCTTATAAATTCATTTCCAGGGTTTAACTCAATAAAGTTAACTGGAAATGTTTTTATGTTTTCGTTTTTCCATAATGTACTAGCGAAGATAGAGAAAACATCCTTTTCTAAATTTTCGTATTTACCCATTTAAGTCTCCTTATAAATTTCAGCAATTGTTATAAATTGCGTACTATTAATAATCGGACCAATTCTCCAAGTGGTATTTTCAAAGCTAAGAACATCATAGCCTGATATTTCCCCGATGTTTTTAGTGTTCAACATTGCAATCTTTTTAATGACTGTATTGTCTTTACTAGTTTTAGTTACATCAGTTATTACTGCTTTTGTTAAGACCGTTGTCGCAGTTGTTGTAACAGCATCTGTGCCAAAATCAAATGACGCACTTGATTTCTTAGATAGTGAAACTTCAATAGCAAGGTCTTTAACCATGTTAAACGCACGGTTAATATTGGTATTGATTAGTCCACTATAGCTCATTAGTTTGCTCTCCACCAAGCGTTC